TTTTCTATCTCAGTTAATGAATATTTATGATACTGAATTAAAGAAAAATTCAATTTATAATAATTCTCTAGATCCATGTGGACTAGAGCTAACCGAAAAAACTGGACAGTCCCTCCAATAATACAGTATTTTCTACTTTAGTATTGGGATTAGTAAACTTCACCTCATGAGAAAGTTTAGGCATTGTATCAAAAAATTCCTCAATCTGTTTAAATTGAAAAGAATTCATTGAATCAAGAAAATCTCTTATTTCTTTTTTAGTGCAATCAGCCCCAACCCATACTTCTTCTTGCGAATAAATTTTATCAATGCAAGTTGCAATCAAATCAAAGGACTGATCCACCACTTTACCACCATCATTAAAATCAAAATTATTTTTAATAAACTCTGAAAGAGAAGGATACTTCATCTCCATCATCAAATCATTATCTAACTTAACTTTATTGGTATGATTATCATTCTTTTGAATTTGAATTTCATCAATCGGTATATTTACAGCAACTTGAGTTTTTCCATCATCAGGACAAGTAATCTTAACTTCGATTTCTTCACCTACAGACTTACCTCTAATATTAAGGAATAGATACTCAATATCAAAAGTAGGAAGAGTATCAACTTTTATCCCCTTCGTTTGAATGCAAGATTTTATGACATTCTTGATAGCCGTCGTTATCTCTTTTGTATTTTCACTTTCTAAAGATAGAACTAATAATTTCTCTTCTTTAACTAGAAAAGGTCTATATTCAATAGTTTGTCCAGTTGATGGCAATTCCAACTCATAAGTCGGTGTGGCAATTTTTGGTAAAGGCATAATATCCTATAGAAATTTCAGTGTATTTTATTTAGCGTGGTTATTGTGAAGTCATTATTAACTCTTCGGTTGAACCTGTTCCTGCAGATACTTGAGTTATAGTAGTAGTAGCAGTAGGAGTTACCAAATAACGAGAGAAATTAAAGTTAACTGTGCATTTTAATAAGTCTGAAGCATTATAAGTAACAGGCATAGAATCAATACTTATTGGATATGCTTGTAAGAACTTATACTCTAATATTTTATTATAATCTTTTTCAAATTTTTTAATATAAATGGAGGTTTGATACTCCTTAGGAAAGTTAACTCTGTAAGAATAATTATCAGCACTAGAATTCTGTTGGTTAACAATAAATCCAATCCATTTTTCAAAGGTAGTGATTATTTCATAGTCATGATCCACATAAAATGTAAAAGAGGAGGTTGGATTATATTGTCTTCTATATACATGCCTCTCAGTTACTCCCGTATGATCATTAGTTATTTGATGAGTTGCCAAAGAGGTTGCTGGTAATGCTGCCTCCGCACAAGACAGAGAAGTAAACCTATCATCAGCCTCATCTCCTCTCAATAAAACTCTCACTCTTGGTGGTGGGAAAAACCAACATTGAAAGTGTGAAGTAAGAGCAGGATTTAAAATTGAAGCTTTTAAATCTGATAATACCTTTTTATGAGGTCTAGGAGTGTTACTTAGTGAACCGCCGATTACGACAGACATATCTCTATAAATATTACTACTGGTATATTATGTATAATGGGAGAAAGCAAAAAGAGTTTCTTTAGACCCTCTTTTCCCAAAAAATACAAGGGAAATCCTAATAATATTATATGTCGTAGCACATGGGAGACCAAATTCTGCAACTATTGTGATTTGAATGAGAATATTCTTGAATGGGCCAGTGAAGAATTCTATATTAAATATGTCTCCCCTGTTGATAATCGGACTCATCGTTACTATCCAGACTTCCTTATCAAAGTCAAAGAAAGCAAAGGTGAGATCAAAACTTATGTGATTGAGGTAAAACCCAAGAAGCAAACTCGACCTCCTAAAAAAAGAAAAAAGGTGACTCAATCATATCTCTATGAATGTAAAACCTATGCTGTTAACACAGCTAAATGGAAAGCAGCACAAGAGTTTTGTGATGATAGAAAAATTGAATTTAAAATTATCACTGAACAAGAATTAGGAATATATCATGGTAGATAAATTAGAAGATTATTTTGAACAATATTCTCAACAGGTAGGTGATAACAGGATTGAACCTATCATGAATGAATTGAAGGAGATGAGTGATCCTGAAGATATGATGATCCTTATCATGGATACGTTAAAAGACGTAGAAGTAGTGCCTGATGTTGGACAGTACTATACTTTTCTATATACTGCAAAAACTCCAAGAATTACATATGATCGTCATCCCTTGGTGGCTGTAACTGACATTCAAAGATGGGGATTTAGAGGTCTCAATTATCACTGGGGTAAATTTAGAAACTACACATGGCAAGAGATTGATGGAGTCCTTTATGTTGTTCGACCCAGTGAAATAAATGACCTAAGAAACATCTCTTATGCATATTTCCTTACAACTCTATAAATAAAGAAAAAACTGTAATGTCTACTAGCGGAAAGAAACCCGTAACTTTAAACAGGATACCAGGCCCTAATAATGATATAAAGGGGACTTATGCTGTAGAAGTTACTGAGTTCGTACAAGATGGTGTAAAAGATTTTATAACTGAAGTAATAAGATATGAAAATGCGGATGATCTTGAAGGAACGTATATAGGAAAATATTCAACAAATGGTACGTTAGAAATATATGAGGGTAATGAAAATGAGGAGCAATATATATCCAAACTTGATTATGCGATGACACAATCGGCAGTGACTGTTACTCCTTCAGATTTGACTGCAGAGGAAAGAGTTCGCTATAATCTCCGAACAGGAAACCGTAATATTGATGAAGTACCTTTAAGTGCCGCAGAACAAGAGGCATCTGGTTTAAATGCAGATGGTAGCACTGCATCTAATGAGACTGGATCTAGTGAGACTGGATCTGCTGACAATGCTCCTCCTACTTTTGATTTTGATGCAAATCGAGATATAAATGTCGAGATAAAGGGAAGAAAAGCTAGAACCACATATGGACATTATTGCTATCCAGAAGATATAAAAGACGATAGAACTCAGGATAGAATCAAATTTACTATGAAATTTAGTAAAGGAACTCGTATAGTAACATCTAGCGAACAAGAAGTTAAAATCTTTACAAGAAGAGAACAAAAAATCAAAGGATCTGTAACTCTTCCAATACAATCAGGTATTAAAGATCAAAATAGTGTAAAATGGAATGGAGGAACACTTAACGCTCTTCAAGCATTCGGTGCTGGTGCAGCATTAAATATATTTGATCAGGCTTTTGAGGAAGGATTAGGGGGTGCTATAGGTGCAGCTCGTAATATAGTTGATGAATCTTCAAGCAAATTTTTAAAGACTGCTGCTGGTGCTGATGCTCGAACAGCAATCAACGTATTCTTAGCTCAACAAGCAGTGGGTACACAAAACCTTCTTTCCAGAACTGCTGGTGCAATCGTCAATCCTAATGTTGAAATGCTCTTTGATGCTCCTGCATTAAGACCATTCTCATTTCAATTTAGAATGTCTCCTAGAGATGAGGATGAAGCAGCACAAGTAAGAAGTATTATTAATTTCTTTAAACAAGGAATGTCAGTTAAAACTTCAAGTTCCAACATATTCCTCAAAGCACCAAATATATTTGATATCAGATATATAACATATAATGGTGATAATGAAGTAGATCATCCATCTATTAATCGTATTAAAACATGTGCTTTATTAGCTGCCTCAGTGGACTATACTCCTGATGGTTCATATATGACCTATGATGATCCTAGAAGATCAATGACCTCTTATGGATTGACACTTTCTTTTAATGAACTTGATCCTATCTATGAGGATGATTACATCGATGATTTAAATATGGACAATTCTATCAATACATCCAACAAAATAGGTTTCTAAAATGCCATCTTACTTTCGACAAGTTCCAAATTTTGAATATGTCAATAGACTCCCTGACTCTAAAAACAGTTCAGAGTATATTGAAGTAAAAAATATTTTTAAAAGAGGAAAATTAAAAAAAGAAATTTTTGATGATTTGATGTATTTCACTAAATATCAAATCGTTGGTGATGACCGCCCTGATAATGTGGCATTTCAAGTATATGATGATGAAACCTTAGATTGGTTAGTTTTACTTTCAAATAATATTGTAAATATTCAAACTGAATGGCCTTTAGAGCAACAATCATTTCTAAATTACCTTTTAAACAAATATGGAAGTCAAGCAAACTTTCTCCAACCTCATCATTATGAAACTAAACTAGTCAAAAATACTAGAGGAGATGTGATTGTTAAAAAAGGACTAGAAGTTCCTCAAGATTACTCCTTTGAATATTATGATGGTGTTCTTGGAGAATATGTAACAACATCTGACATCACATCTGTGGTATCCAACTACGATTATGAAATCAAAATTGAAAATGCAAAAAGAAACATATATGTACTTAAACCTGAATATCTAAATGTTGTTCTTAATGATATGAATGACATAATGCCATATAAAAAAGGTTCCACCCAATATGTGAGTGAAACCTTAGTAAAAGGAGAAAATATTAGACTATATTCTTAATTACTCCTCGGCAAGTTTTTGGAAATAAGAAAGAGCATCATCCTCATCTGAACTAGCAGATGCTACAGCAGCCACTGGTTCTTTGCGAGCATTGAAGTCTGGTGCATAAGAACCACGACTGTTATCTTCCTCTGCTACCTCCTCGTCTATACGACGTGCAGGT